TTTGAGAAACTGACGGGCAACGCCGAGATCAGCAGCGGTAGCCTCACCTGACTCAATCCGGGCCAGAAGAGTTTCACACATGCCTGTGTGCAGCTTCTTGAGTAGTTCTTCCATTAGATCCTCACTGTGGTTAGTTCAGATGAGATTGATTGCGTGAGGCCACCCTCGATATCTCCAGAGGTTCCTGAGATTTCGAGAGACTCGGTTGGGGCGTGATTCGTGTATTCGTGAGTGGTAGGAAGGGTTCTTGCATACCTATGTGCTAAGTAGTCTTCAATCCGCTTGTGGTTATCGTTTGCCCCAGTGCCAATGCAGATGACAATTTCGTACATAATGGCATCCATACCCTGAGTTGCGAGAGAACCAACAACCATCGAGGCTGCGTTGGTGGTCGCGTCCTGTCCCAGAGTTGCGGGGTTGCCGGACAAGTCGGTGATGTTCAACGCTGCACCGTTGAAAAAAGGGGCGTAGTTGGTTCCGTCAGCAACAGTGGTTAGCATTACTCCGGCTGCAAGAGCCGATTTTTCATCGTCTGACAGGGCGATACTGTAGGATGTTGGCGGACTAAAACTGAACCCACCTGACTGTCCGTAAAGACGAACGGACCCACTAAACGATAATTCGCCTTGGAAAAAACTGGCAACATTGCCGCCCTCAAAGAAATACATGAAGTAATCAACGTCGGCCTGATTACTATCTTTGACAATGTAGCAAATGGTATACGGTTGATCGTCCAAATCAACAACTGTGCCGGAGGTTTGAAGAATGTCCAATTCTCCGGTGTCTTGGTCAAATTCAACCCCAGCCCGACCATTTAGAAAATCGCTTGATCCGCAGAGTTGTGGGTTTGTGGTTGAATCACTTGCGCCACCAAGCATGTGCCGAGCAGTTGTTCCTTCTTTGTTCGACCATTGTGCAGCCTGCGCCAAAGAGCCTGCGGAAAAACTGTCCGCGTCAAACCACGCAAACAAAGTCGAGTCGTTGCTGGGCTTCCAAAGTGCCATATCAATCTCCCAAGAGCAGGGACACGGTTCCGGATGATCCACCGATGCTGGAGAGGTTGCCTTTCAGAAACGGGAAGATGGTTACAGCAAGCGATCCCGAAGTGGTAAATGATGCCACATCGACGAAGTTGGTTCCATCCAGGCTGCCTTGAAGTTTCAAGGTTCCCGTTCGATCTCCGCCGAACACAGCTTGAACCAAGCCAGTTTCGTTGTCCCGAAGAAATCTAGATTCGTACACAGTTCCATCTCCGTTCACGGAGACTCCATCAAGCAGTTTTACAACTTTCATGTTTATTCACCTCATTAGGTACTTCATAAGGAAAGAGACTGAAGCACCAATGATTGCGGATGCTCCAAGGAGCCAAGAGCGACTTTGCTCAAGGATTCGGATTCGTCGATCATGCTTTTCCAAGGCTTCATCTTGGCTTTGCTGCTTGGTGAGCATGGCATCAACCTTGCCCTCAAGACGGCCCAAGGCCAGCATGATCTGATTTTCGGTTTCCACGTTAATTTCCTTCCAACGCAGACACGCGGTCACTGACTTCTTGAGTGACATACAAGACCTGTAGGACAATGTTGTCGAGGTCTTCAGCTTTGAGGGTGGCCCCGTTTACAAAGTCCACCAGCCGAGTCGCACTGGTTGCGGGGGTTACTCGGGACACCACCACGATTGAACTGGGTTCGTTACCAGCGGTAAATGTGATTGAGTTCCGATCCGAAGCCACGGTGTAGTGAGTGGTAATGGTCTTTGTGACCCCGCCCACTTTTACGACAATATGAGAGGGATCAAGAGCTGTTCCCCCAGTAAACGCGGTAGAAAAGGTTGTAGTCCCACCTGCGAAACTACTGTAAGTGATGGAGGCCACAGCCATTATTCTTCTCCAATCAAAGCACGAAGTTGAGACAGGCTCTTACCAGTTCGGAGAGCCTTACGGTTCAAGTTGTTGTTCACATCGTCAGTGCGAAGGTCATCAAACTCACGGAGGAGTTGCTTATATGCCTCGGCACGGTATCGAGACACCAACCGACGCAGAGCCTCAGCCCGAGGTGAGTCGTAGGTGGAGTTCGATTCTTCGGTGAGCCGCTGGTAATCGCGGGATCGGATCAGGCGACTCATTGCGTCACGCAGCGTCCGACCCTTGAGCTTGACCTTGCCATGAAGTTCTTGCCAACGGTCGTATGCAGTTTGGCCCTTGGAGTTGGTGTAGTTGGTCAAGTCCAGTCCATTCTTACGGACACGCGGGCGGGAGATACCGTTCCGCATACCAATCTTCATCAACTCCTCAGAGATGACATCTTCCTTGACCTCGGTGTAGGGGAACGGGTCGATTGCCAAAGGTCCGGTGGGACGAGTGATGTTCTCTCCGAAGATGTTCCGGCGACCTTCCAGGCCTTCCGCAAGCCCAGGAATACGGTTACGCATCGCATCGACGAGTCCTCGAACCTCTCTGATTTCTGAATCACCGAACGCAGGCTTGAGTTGAGCGAGGAACGAAGGAACAAAAGAACCTGCGTACTGTTCCGCAAGTCCGGGGCCGAACCGCTCTGGTTCCGATGCGGCACTCAGAAGGTTGGAAATACCTTGGAAGAACGAGCGGTTCTTATTGAACTGAGCAGCAGCAAAGACAAGTCCAGCAAACCCGTTCCGAAGTTCGTCCTCTGATTCTTCCTCGGCGTAGCTCGCACCCTCCGCATAGTCAGCAATGACAGCCAAGAATCCAGCAAACGGGTCGAATCGTCGGTATGAGACATACTTGTCGCCAACGAGAATCGAATAGGGTTGCCATCCGGCCTCTTCGAGCAACGCACGGCGAGATGGATCTCTTGGCCCACTTCCCGTGAGGCGACCAGAGGCGTACAACATTGCGGCCCCTGAGACCATCATCGTTCCGGTTGCCATTCTTCCGACAAATTCAGCACGAACCTGAGGATCAGATGACAGAAGATCCCTTCTGGTTTTTCTTACAATCATTGATCCAGCTTCAGAAGGAACAAAGCGTTTGAAGAAGAAGTCCAGAAGGTTTGCAGGTGTTCGGACGAACGGTAGAACAAACCTCAATATCGGAAGTTCGTTTACCGCTTTGTTAGCGGCTCGACCAACTGCAACAACTCCACCGCGATCCTTCGTCAACGGAGTTGTGAAGGTGGCTTCTCTCGCTCGCCCCAGACCTCTCTCAGCAATGTCAGCAAACTGCTGGTCGAAATTCTTTCCCATGAAATCACTAACAAATGTCTGATATTGATCGGGGGTATTCAGCGGATCGAGGTTCAATCTCTTGGCCTCAATGTCCGCACGCTGAAGAAGGTTCTTCTCGTTGTAGAGCTTCCCGTTCTTAGTCACCTTCTCGAAACCATCGGCTACGAACACAGCGGCTTCATCGCCCTTGAGTCCACGGCGTACTGCTTCGTCATAGAGTCCAGCCTTGACCTCGGCACGGTAGTTCAGTTGCTTGAAGAACTCGTCTTCTGCCGCCAAGAATCTACTGGGGGTGTTGATGATGCCGGTGATCCATTTCTGAGAAGCGGACACAGCATCATCCACATTCTCATCAATCGTGGAAATAATTCCGGCCTTCAGGTCATCACGAACCATGACTGAAGAGTCCAAGACATTCTCACCTTGCTTCAGCGTCAACTTTGCAGCAGCAAGGGAATCGTTGAATGCCTCAAACATATACCCGTACTTTGCCACCTCTCGACCAGCGGCTTCAAGGTTGCCGGTGAGTAGTTGTCCTAATGCTCGTTCCATCGGGAGGAACGCTGTGGTAAAGACACCGGATGCGATGTTGACCATGTGAGTCGTTGGGCCAGACAGGATGCTGTTCATCCAGTACCCAATAGGGTTGAGTTTGCCGCCGTTTCTAGTCAGAGCAACCGCACGCATTGGGTTTCGATCAGCAGCAGCAGCAAACTTCTCCATCATCGAATCAACCCGTGCAAGACCTTCAGCCGCATCCCCGCCTCCGAGGTCACGGAGAAGTTGATCTTGTGCAGCTTTCCCAGCGTCTGTTCCCCCCTTCACCAAGTCATCAGGCAGAAGTTTGACGTTTGCATCCACGCTTGGGATGTACCGCTGAAGGCCCAACTGCCGAGCCACGGCTCGCTGCATGTTCACCGCAGTCTTTGACAAGACTTCGATGCGTTGTTGAAGAAGCAAGAACTCCATCTTCTCCGAGGAAGTTGCCCTCGCACCCTTACGAGCAATCTGACCGGCTTCAGCGGCAGCCTGGGAAAGAGTCTCACGAACCGCAGTCAACGCTGGCAGTGCTTCGGTAAGAGCATCTTCTTTATCTTTGAGAACGCCCTGAAGATTCTTCAGTGAAGCATCGCCTGTGGCATCAGCCAAGTCAGCAGCCACCGATGCAGCATCGGCCCGTTGTTCTTCAAAAGATTTAGACCGGACATCATCAAACTCTCCGCGAGCCTCCATCTCATCAAGAGTTCCCTTCACGACCCGCTTGCCGCTGTCCTGATCAGATACCCGACGAATGTTCAATCGCTCGGCTGGCGGCTTTCCTGTGAGATCGTCAGCCTCAACACCAGCGAGGAACTCACTGGCTGACTCGGGTTCTTTTGGAGGCTCAGGCGTTGGCCCCGCACCCGGAGTGGCATCTTCTTCTACAGGCGTAGCTTTTGGACGAGGCTTTCCAGAACCCACGATGTCTTCCATACCCTGAATCGGATTGGGACGGCCTGTTGAAGTCTTTCCGGATGGATCGAAAAGGATGGCAACATTGTGACGAACAGTTCCTACCCGCCCTCCACCAAGGTGACGGAACCCGTCATAACCCAAAGACATGATTTGACCTTGGAATGGATCAATGGTACTCAATGCTTCCTCTCGACTGATTCTCGCCTCAGACAGAATTTCAGTGGCATCTCTGTAGATTTGACCCAAAGTCATGTTGTCGAAGAAACTTGAGGGTTCTATAGGGTTGCCCTCAAAACCTAAAGCCCCGTTGTATAGCTCCTCAAACTCCTGCCGAACCGCTGGATCAGCATCGACTGCTTTTGCATCGAGATCAATCAGGTTTGTTTCACCCAAGTTGACTTTGAAGACCTTGGCAGATTTATCGCCTTTTGCCTGCTTGGATCTGGTCTTCGCGTATCCGTATGCAACATTGGGATTGTCGGTGAGATACAACCCCGGACCATACAGACCGGACACTGAAGTTGCGTATGGATCAATCGAACCAGCATCTAAATCTGAAGCGGTTCCGTGATAAAAGGCTCCTTCCTCAGCTTCAAAGACCAAATCATCTGGCTCTGTTTTGGGAGCAGGAGTATGCCCTTCTTCCGCATCTCTCATCGCCGCTTCGACAGCAGAGGGAGACGCTCCGTCTGCTTTGGCCTTGCCTCCAGCACGAAGACCCTTGGCTCCTGCGATGATCCCATCAGCAAGAAGACCAAGACCCAAGCCTTCCACGGCATTCTTGAGGCGACCTTCAATCTGAGTATCGTCCTCCTCTGATTGCAAGAACTCCGTGATCGGGTTCTGAAGCGAGGGGTTTTGTTGAATCAAATCAGACAGCCGACCTTGCTTACCATCGAAGTACGCAAAGTCCGTGACTGCACCACCTACGGCAAACTTGGCGATCTCTCTCGACTTGGAACCCTGCGTCAGCAACGTGCGAGCCTTACCCAACTTGCCCAGCTTCGAGGCAATCGAGAGGCCACCAACGCCTGGAACAAACATGCCGCTGGCGAACTGAGAGATACCTTCGACAATCCCACCGGCAGTGGTTGATGACTCGCCCAGCAAACGGTTGTCGTAGTCAGGCAACAGGTCAAACGTCAGCATGTCCCCGAGGTTGTAGATGCCTTGAACTGCACCTTCGACACCACGGAATGGAGCCGCAAGGATGTCGCCAGCAACGTCGAAGAATCCAGATTCTTCTTGGGCTGCGGCATCAATCTCTTCTTGGGGTACTTGAGCGAGTAGTTCATCAAGTCGTGACATATTTAGTTCATACCTCTACGTTGAAGAAGAAGACCTTGCATCGTGGCAAACTGATCTGCGGTTCCTGTGTTTTCAGCACCCAGTTCAGTGATCAGTCGCCCAATCAATGTTCCACTTTGGGCTTCAGGGGCGGCGTTGTCGTACTCATCCAAAGCATCTTCCAGTGCCTTCTTATTTGGGAAGAACGGCGTGAATTTTGGGTCTCTAAGGCTTTCTGTAACTGTCACTCCGTTCTCAAACGTACCACGTTCTAGATCGTCAAGGGATACTCCTCTGAATAGAGTTGCAGTTCTATAACGTCGAGCAGTAATGCCTTCTTGATCAATATCGCCAACTGATCGGGCAAAGTTAAATTTTATAGCGTCAAATTCTCTTTTCAATTTGCTTTGTATTTCCAATGCTGATTGGGTTCTTCCATCCAGAGTTTCCGCTTTAAAATAATTTCGCACCTCGCCAGTGAGAAAAGCGACATCAGTTGTAAAAAAGTCAGTCGAAGTGAATTCATCAGTGTCGAGTTCTGTTGGAAGCTGCGAGAGTGAAGGCATGACGAATGTTGCTCTGGCTACCTCGTTGACTGGAGAGTTCACATCATCAGCGTTGTTCAACCTTGCGGTGTTTTCCCCGACCCACTCACGCATCCGCCGTTGGACTTCGAGTCCTATCTGAACATTACTGAAGTCTGGGTTGTTATCACGAACCTCCTCAGTTACGCGACTGACTTCTGATTGGAAAGCGTCCAGTTCTCGACGAAGAATTTTCCGCCGGACCTCTCTATTATCAAATTCTGCCGGAAGAAGAAGATCTAATTCATCCTCCCACGCGACCAACTCTGGTCGAACCGCAGTATTGACTCGGATCAACAACGCATCACGTTTTGTATCCAGTCGCCTTTCTGCTTCTATTAGTTGAATCTTAGATGCACCTAGTTCGTCTGCACGAGACCGAAGTTCCTCCGGTGTTTTAGCCCCCGCCAACGCGGCGATTACATCTTCTTTAGCCTGAGGGTCTTGGAGGCTGCCGTAATCACCGGAGAACTCGTCAGTCATGTAACGACCAATCAACGCAGGAGAGAATCCTTTTTCTTTCAGTGTTGACTGAACAAGTTCTCGAAACTCTGACCGATCCGGAACTTCGTCACCAAGACCAACAACAAGTTCTCCAACAGCGTCCCTGATTCGATCCGCCTCGTCAGCCTTTTGCTTGCGAGCCTCATCACGTTCTTGCTCTTGTTTTCGCTTTTCGTTCTCTTCGTAGCGTTCCGCAAGTTCTTCGACCCTTGCCTCTGCCAAAGAAATCTCATCAGCATACTTCCGCCCCATGTCAGCATTCTTCTGACCGGATGGGTTTGCATTTTCAAAGTTCACCAACAATATCTCGGCTTCTTCTAATTTGCCATCTCTTGCCAAGTCAAACGCTTGTGCTTGGATTCGCTGCCAAGCTTCCTCAAAGCCTGAGAATCCGAACTCGTCTCTGGCTTTGTTCATCCAAACATTCATTTGCTCAGTCGTAAACTCTTCGCCTTTGCTGTCAGCAATGTCCAAGTCTCTGGCAAGATCATCCGCATGTTGCTCTTTGTTGAGCGCATAAGTGTTCCGACCTCGTTCAACCGTTGCTTGCCGGATCAACCGTTGGTCGATGTTGGCTCGCTCCTTCAGAGCTGCTGAGGTAATGTAGAACGACTCCGATTGCAGTTGAGTTCTCTGCCACTCGGCCTCGAACGCTGCATCAATGTTCTCATTGTTGGTTGGATCGGTGAGCCGAGGCAACAGGGCAAACGCTCTGCTTTCATAATCCCGTGCGATGTCACGACCAACGGCCTCTTGAATCGCAATCAAACGGACAGGGCTTAGTCCTTGTGGGATGAGTCCCGCTTTCTCAGCGTCCCTGATTCCTTGACGGGCAATCTCGATTCGATCTGCTTGTGTGAGTTCGGCAGCGTCCGCCTCGCCAAGTACGCGGTCTTTTTCATCTTGCTCAGCTTTTTGCTCCAATCCAAACTTAGTCAAACCTTTGTTGAACGTAGAAAGACCCGCAGCAAGTTCTCGAAGTTGAGAGCCAGCGTCAGGAGCCTTGATCCGTACGGGAGCAAAAGTGTCGATGGGCCGTGCCGCAGGTTCGATCTGTTTGAACAGACCGAGATCGACATCAAATTGAGATTGTGACATTAGCCGGTAGCCTCTGGATTAGGATCTTGGAAGTCTCCGATGCCGCCAGCGATCTGACCGCCAACCCTGAGAGCCGTGGCGATGAAGCTGGGCTTGGCGACTGGAGCAGGCAGAGCGTTGATGATTCGAGATTGAGTACCCAATCGGACAGCCTCAAGTTGATCGTCATAGGCCAACTCTCGGAACGCACGGTTACGCAGTGAGATGTTGCGGTACTCAGACTCTTGACGCTCAAAGTCTTGGAACAGGTCAGCGATGTTGCGACCGGACACGCCCTTTTCAGCCGCCTGCACCATCGCAGTAGATCGAGCCTTGAGGGCACGCCTGGAAACCTCTTGGATCTCTTGAGCAGACTTCTCGTTCTCTTGGGCCTGACGCTGGCGAATCTGCCGGTACTGATTCATCGCTGATTGCTCAGCGTTGGCCTTGGTCAAGTCGTAGGACTGTTGAGCAGCAGCTTCTTGGGCACTTGCGGTTGCCCTTGCTCCAGCATATGACGCAGCACCTTGAGCAATCGTCAACGCAATAAAGGCTTCAGGCGTACACATAGATCAGTCCTTCAACCTCACAAATTCCAGGAATGGACGCTTCTCAACGCCATACTCTGGATGTCTTTGAATGAATGTGAACCCCAACCATTGGAGCCACTTTTGATGCACCTTGTTCCGCTCATCCATCACATTGGCAAGCAAGTGATAACGGCGATGTAGTTCGTCAATCACAGAACGGGAGTGTCTGAGGAAGTGCATCGGAACCTCAGCGATCCTGTCTGTACCCAGCATCCAAATGATGCCAAGTTTGTCATCAGGACTTGGAGACACCCCAAAGATCCCCATGACCTCTTTTTTGTCATAGGGGTAGAGAATCGCATGACACTCATGTGAGTTCTCATATCCAGACCTCAGGGTCGAGTATGGATCTCTGCCTGTATGGGCCTGAATCTCCTGAATGTCAACCTCACGCATGTTCTCAGCGACATACTTGATGTCACGCATCCGAGCGTAGCGGACGAACTCACTCATCAGAGCCGCTGGCGAACCTTGGTGTTGTAAGAAGCCTCAAACGCTGCCGCCATGAACTTACTGGGGAACGGTGAGTCATTCTTGATGTTGATGGTTGCATCGGTGTTCTTCAGGAGGATTGGGAACCTGAACGTGCCATCCGATAAGTTGAGGGCATCAGTCGGATCTTGACCAACCACGACCCCACTGAAGGTGGACACGGCTGTATCACGGTTTGGACTTGCAACTTCCACGGTAAAGAATCCAGTGTCTTCATGGATGATGTTACCAAACCGAAGCTGGTAGCGGCCAGTGACGATTGGTTGTTGACCTGCGGTCTGTGAGGATGTCCTGAGGTAAGCCGTGGAGAACCCATAGTCCATCTCATAAGCCTCACCAAAGAAGATGGTGTTTGACGTTAGGTCGCCCTCGCAGACCAAGGTATTCCCGCCATCAGACGGTTGAGTCACGACATTGACACGAACACCATTGTTGATCAGACCATCAAGATTACGTCCCCGCTTGGCATAGGGGAACGTGAATGTGGTGTTCCCAGTCGATGCTGAGAATGACGCTGTAATCGTTCCATCCGTCCCTGCGTAGGTAATCCGACGGTCCAGCATGGCTCGGAAGTTCAATCCAGTATCGACCAACTTTGTTTCAATCCGCATCTTCTCTAGGTGAAGACCATCGGTTCTTTGAACCATCAAGAACAAATCTTCATCCATGAATGCGATGTGTCGAATGTTCGCATCCGATCCAAACGTGAATCGACTCCAGGCAGACTGAATCTTCCGCTTCTGAGACCCGCTTCCGACCTCGTAGTATCGGTAAATGTAGATCGAGCTTGTCTCAGTTGAGGAAAGAACAGCGATGATGTTCTCGTCAGTTGAGGATGCGAACTGTCTGACCTTGCCCGGAATATAAGCAGGGACAGCCTCAGTGATGTCAAGAGCATCAAAGTTTGTAGAGTCGGTTGGGAACAGCTCTCGAACGCCCGCAAAGTTTCCGTGGTTGAACCCAAAGAAGAGGCTAGAGGCGGCGGGAACTGGGATCGCATCAATCACGTTTTCGTAAGAAGTGATCGGGATAATCCGAGCAGTAACCGGAGTCAGGTTCGGAGATCCTGATAATGCGAACTGATCTGTATCCGAGAACAGGATTAGATTTTGATTGAATGGGATCGCGTGGCGAATCAATGACACCTTACGGAAGGCCACATCGGTATCAATGGGGTCTCCATCAAGAACCGTGGTCATTGTTGTCCGGTGCATGTTGAAGAATTCGTTTGCTGAGGACATAACCACAGATTCGTCAGCAGTCAGGCCCAGCCTTCCTCGGTGAAGAAAAATGTTGCTGATCTTCTTATCAGTAAAAGAAGGGAACGGATTGGTTTCATCATCTCCAACCCTGCGGTCAGCCCACTTGAAATCCGGAAAATTACCAATGCCGTTAGCCTGTCGAAATTCAAAATCTCCGTTCGCTTTGCGAATCAGGATGTGAGGCATGGTGGAGAAATCGAATGACTGCGCAAGTCCAGCCGGACGGTCCTTTTCTACAGTAGCCACCTCGGCTTTTTTTACCCCCAAACATTCTCTCCAATATCCGGGGCCAAACCGATTTGTAGCACCAGTAAAAGATTCATCGTTTGCTACAAATTCAACGTAGTAATCATCAGCCGCCGACTCGGGATCTCCATTGACTTTTGCAATAAATCCGTGAGGAGCGTATGGGGGAAGATCAACAAAAGATTGAACACCGTTGAGGCTGTCTACAACAACAGCAGTTGTGTCCAAAAGAGGAGACGTTACGGTGACATCAAACTCAATCCCAGAAGATCCAACGAAATGTAGACACGGACCCACGCCGCCGACTCTTTTACTGTTTCCGGCTACATTGCCTGCTCGGGCGGTTCCTGTCTGAGATCCATGCCGCACAACAATAGAGTTGTGCATGTCCCCTGCTCTTTCAACAGTGACCTTACTTGATCCGGTAACACCAGAAAACCGATTTTTGTTGTTTACAAAGTGACAACCCGTTCCTGGGTCGCCTGTGCTGTTTTCATCATTGTCCGTCAGAATGCCCATAAACGCCGCACATATAGCTTCTGGGTTGGTTTTCATTGGACCCAAAGCGTCCGTGCCGTTTGGCTGGGCAACACCAGTAGAACCAGCGTCCCCGTCACTTGCGAGTTCTTCTGTCAAAAGTCCAATCGAGAGTGTTGCTGGTGTTCCGGTAGTCGCCCCCTGCACAGTCGATCCATCCGGAGCCAAACCAGTGGCAGAGACCTCCAAGCGATAATTTGATTGGTTGACTGCTTGCTTGAGGAAAACAAGTTTTTCAGATCCGTAAACGAACGAGCTGGTATCCAAATCAGTGACCGAAACTGCATCGTTGGAAGTGGTGGCAGCACGGAAGTCGCTCCCAAGTAGGGTATATCCAGTAGACCCCAGTGAAGACGAGTTGACCTCCACGGTCTTCTCAGTGTTGACAATGAACGTGACATCGCTGATGGTCAACGCCTTGTAAGCCGTGGCTGGATTAGCAGCATCCAGATAGGTTGTTCCATTCGGGGCAGACAGCCCGCCAGTGTTGAGCGGATCGGATGGGTCCAATAGATTTTTTGTGCTTCCATCCGATGTGTCGTGAATTTGTATGATTGGGCTGGGCGATGCTTCGGTAATCTCAAGAATAAACCGCTCGTTTTCGTCACGATTGATCGAATGAAAGAATTGGTTTGCTGAGTTATCAGCACTTGAGAGTTTTTTGATGAATTCAGTGTGGGGCCGTTTGATTAGACCATCCACAGGTGTTCCGTAAGCGTTGTCTTGCTTCTGAGCCTGGGTGTTGTACCGGAGAGAATCCGGCTGCTGGGACACACCTTGGATCAGGTTAGGAACCGTCTGAGAAATAAAGGCCATCAGTGAACCTCGTTGATAGGTGGCTCTCTACGCAATGCACGGGAAACAGTAAAGTTGTCGAAGATCGAGTGATCTCCAGTGTCCATCTCGTATTCCTTCAGCTTCGACAAGGCCATCATCTCATCCCGCAGGGTAAAGGTGTGGTGCTTCTCTGAGCCAACAACCCGATCCTGAAAGATTCGGGCCGCTCGAATAGTGATGTAGTGACGGGCCAGTTGAGGCATCTCTTGAAAATCTAAAGCCGTTACGACCGTGACTTTCTTGATGGATTCATCAAACTGGTTGGTGTTGTTCTTGCGATCAAAGAGCGTATCTCCTCGGAGAACCAAGTCATGCTTTGCTGAACTCTCAACATCGATCCGAACAACATTCGGGGCCACCGTAATGAGTTTTGTTGCTGAGTCCGGTGTCAACTCAACCTCAGGAACAGTATTGAAATGCCAGCCCATCGACTGGACTTCTAAAGATGTCTCATCCAGAACCCGCTCTGCGGTTGCTACATCAACTCCAACCGTACCGGTAAGAGTGTTGACAGGTGCTTCACCAATCGTACTCAGCATGGTGTTCACAGCTTGAAGCCTTGTAGTTTTTGCGAGAGCCATAGGGTTCCTTTAGAAAAATGGGCAGGCCCACCGAAGTGAGCCTACCCGAGAAGAGGAGAAAGGTTCCGCTATTAGGCGGACTTGAGGTGGTAGCAGCACTCGGGACGCAAGAAGTTGTGACCCATGGCGTACTTGGCAACCATCAGAGTGCCTTGATTCTGAACCAAGTAGTCAGTTTCAAGAGCGAGATCCAACAACTTCACAGTTGCGAGACCGGTGCGTTGGAACGCAATCCCGATGGTGTTGGCGAAGTTGAGTCCACCGTAACCCACACCACTACCAGCGAACACATCGTTGGCGATGCTGGACGATTCAAAGGCCGAATCAGTACCAGTGGTTTCGTTCGCGGTTGGGACGTGGTTGGACATCAACACGCGGATGCCAGCAACGCTGACCAAGGAACCGGTGGAGATGTCACCAGTACCACCGAAGTCGCGGTTCATGACAGCCGAAGCGGTATCAGTACCACCAGCAGCAGCAACCACTGAGTAGTAAGCGGCTGGAGTCAGAACAGCGAACCGGTCATCAGCAGGCACATTGGCCTCATCCATCCGTTGAGCCACTTCGATGAGGTCATCAACGATGCCATCACCAGTGTTACCGCCGGTCAGGATCGCACCTTCTTTACCAGTCACGCCCTGCTCAACAGGGTTAGGCGTGGTCAAGGAAGTTTGCGCACCTGCGATGACGGTACGGATGCAAGCCTCGTCAGCATGTTCCGCGAGAGCGAAGCCGAGTTGACGGGAGTAGATGGAACGAACGTCGTAGTGAGCCATTGCTTCATCAATGTTGGCGATGAAGACCTTCGAGAGAAGGAGTTGGTCAATAGAGACGGTTCGCTCGGTCATGCCGATAAGTTCAGATCCATCGTCAATGATGTCCGCACCGGGGGTGTGGTACTTGGCGATGGCCTTACCGAACACAGGGAATTGGGCAGATTTGCCCGAAGTGATAGTCCGAACAGAGTGGAGGGGCATCATCACGTTCCGTTCTTCAAAGGCAGCGAGAGTCTCGCCTGCGAATACCTTGAGGAACAGAGCGT